CACCTGAGGCAGGGCAGCGCCGCCGTGCGTGGTTAAATAGCATGGGCGGCAGGGTGCATGACACGGCCAGCGAATACCTTGGTCCTAGCGTGATGCCCACACTGGAAAGCGCGGCCAAGTTCTCAGGCATGATGAACCCTGTAAATAGCCTCACTGACAGCATGACAGCGGGTCAGGACATGGTTGCCCCCGGAATGACTCCATCGCAGCGCACAGACGCCACAGGGCGGATGCTGACCGGCGTTGCTGAAGTCGCCGCACCTATGGTTGCGGGAAAGATGGCGAAGCTGCCCTATGATGACATGGTTTCGATGGTTTCTGAGGGTTTCACGAACGTTGGTGGCCGGGTATCTAGCGCGGCGGATGATTTGAAGCTGCGCCAGTTTGTCGGGGATGAATACGGTGGGGTTAGGGCGTGGCATGGGTCGCCATATGAATTTGACCGGTTCAACATGGAAAAGATCGGCACGGGCGAGGGCGCACAGGCATACGGCCACGGGCTTTACTTTGCGGACCACAAAGGCGTGGCGAAGGACTACGCAGACAACGTAAAAGACATGGTGATGGTTCGAGACATCAATAATAAATTGAGCGAATTGGCCCGCGTCATGGACGGTGACAGTGCTGGAGGGTATCGAAATTTTAAGACTGACAAAGGCCGTGCCGCTGCTGCTGAATATGATCGGCTAATGGACGAGAAGTTAACCGGGCTAAAGAACCCTGGACACATGTACGAGGTCAACATAGACGCCGACCCTGCCGACTTCCTTGACTGGGACGCACCATTGAGCGCGCAGCCGCAGAGTGTTCGAGACGCTGTTGTAGGCATAAGCGCGGGCGATATGGTTCCCAACGCCAAAGGGTCTGCCGTGTATCGCACACTGATGGATCGCGGGTTCGAAGACGGTGCCGTGGGTCTTAATCTACCCACAGGAAACCCGATGAAACCGGCTGACAAATGGGCGTCTGAGCGCCTCCGCGAGGCTGGCATCCCCGGCATTCGCTACCTTGACCAAGGTTCGCGCGGCGCAGGCGATGGGACTCGAAACTATGTTGCCTTCAACGACCGCCTTGTTGACATTCTAGGCAAGAACGGCCAGCGCACCCCGCAAGGCCAAGCCCAAGACGTTCTGGACATGCTTAAATCAGGCCGTGGTTCCGAAGTAACAGACGAAATGCTTGCCGCTGCTGATGATATGTACCTGTTCAACAACTACGATCTGCCGATGGACGAGGCGTCACGGATGGCGCGGGCGGGGGATATGGGGTTTGATACGGATGCTTATCATGGAACAGACCGCAGTTTTCCCGCGTTTGATCGCGGAAAGTTTGGCGAGAAGGACTCAGGTTGGTATGGGAGGGGTGCAACAACGGATACGGACCCAGAAGTTGCTGGTGCCTACGCGAATTACAACGAAGCGGAAATTGGTCAGCAAGTCGTGCCGGTCCGCTTGGGTGGCGGTAAATATATGGAGTGGCAGCAAGGTGAACTGCCTTTCGGTAATTCGAGTGATTCAATATCCGGCACAAAAGATATGCAGTCTTTAGGGTATGCTGGCTCAAAAATGACAAATGATCGTGACCTGTACGGTGACTTTAGCGACATTCAGACAGAGTATGTAACATTCGACCCCACCAACATCCGCAGCCGCTTTGCCCGCTTTGACCCACGACTAAAGCACCTTGCAAACCTATCCGCAGGGGTTGGTGGTCTTGGCATGATGGCGGGCAACCAAGAAGAAATAGAAAAATACCTAAACGGAATCCAGCTAGGACGGTGATATGATAAACGATTATCCAGAACTCATTGCGGAAGTTACTGAACGGTCTGACAGTGCCGGTGTTCCATTGCGTCACGCAATGCTTACGGGCATGGCGGGAAACGAACTTAACAAAAAACTGAATGTTTCCGAAATGGAAATAGAAGCGACCCTGACCACTGACGCGGACGGTGAAGTGGCAGTGCCGAGCGGATTGCAGTCGATCAGATCAATTATGTATGGAAAGAAAATCCTGCCAAAAGTTAACTTGCGTGTCATCAAGGGCGGCGGGTCTGGCTATGCGATTGTCAACGGCACGATATACACGTCATTGGCGTCGTCTGATTTGGTTGCGACCTATTACACAGCAATCCCCGGCCTTGTCGCCAACAACACAAACTGGCTTTTGTCCGCTAACCCAGAAATATATCTCTATGCTTTGCTAAAGCAGGCTTTCTTGGTAAACTTGGACATAGAAAAAGCATCTGCGGCGGGGAAGTACATGGACCAGTTGATCGACGACTTCAACATGCACGACGCTGTGGCCCGCTTTAACGGTTCAACGCATAGAAACTTGGGGACGGTCATATGAGCATTGGCGACGTATTATCTGAAATCCTGACTGAGTGCGGAATAGATGTCGCATCGCCTGACATTTCGTCAAATGATTTTCAGATGAAGCAACTCGCAAATTTGGTGAACGTTGCAGGGCGCGATATAAACGAGCGGGTTGAATGGGCCGGGGCAACGGCTTCACTGCCCGTTCCTGCTACGTCGGCTTCAATCGCGCTTCCAAGCGACTTTCAGGAAATGGCTGAACATGGGGCTGTGACACTGGATGGCGGGGCGTATACGCCGGTCAGACCTGTTTTAGCGCCAGCCATGTGGCAGATGCTAAAGGCGGGCGCGTCTGCCCAGCCATATTACCACATAGACAGCGGCGCGATTAACTTTTCACCAGTTATCCCGACAGGTGGGGCGACTGTGCGTTATATTTCCAAAAATTGGCTAGGTACAAAGGACGCGGTGACGGACAATGCCGATGAGCCTGTATTCCCGAGCGGCCTTTTGGCAAGGGGTGTTATTTGGCGCTGGAAGCGGCAGAAGGGATTGCCGTTTGACGATCTTCTTGCCGAATATGAGGCCGACATTGAGGCCGCAATCAAGGCAGATAGGGGCGCGGCATGATTTCCGCGCAGAAGGCCAGGAAGCGCCCAAGCGACAGGCGGCAGACGGAAACGGACAAGACGCCATTGGCAACGCCACAGCCGTTTCCTGCGCCCGTTGGCGGATGGGTTGACGGCATTCGTGGGAAGAACACTGCAAGGGTGCTAGAGAACGGGTTTCCGCTTACAACTACTGTTAGGGTGCGCAGTGGATGCGCGCAGGCAGCTTTTATTACCGATCCTGTTGTTTCTATGTTCACATATGAGACCGCTGCGGCTGAAAAGATATTCGCGGCATCGGCTACAGACGTTTATGATATTTCGGCGCTCAACCCGCTCTCGGCGCCCACGGCTGACATCACTGGACAGACGGGCGGATATTATGTTTCCGCGCAGCTTGGGACCGTCGGCGGCGATTATATGTATATTGTCAACGGGGCGGATAACGCCCAACTTTTTGACGGGACAACGTGGACACAAATAACAGGTGTTTCGTCCCCAGCAATGACGGGTGTTGACACATCGAACCTATCCTATGTTTGGGTCTTCAAGAACCGGTTCTGGTTCATTGAGAAAGATACAAATAAGGTCTGGTATTTGCCGGTTGATAGCATAAGTGGGACGCTTACTGACTTTTCACTTGAGGGCGTGTTCCAAGAAGGCGGATCGCTACTGTTCGGCGCGTCGTGGTCAAGTGACGCTGGGGACGGGATGGACGACCGCCAGGTATTCATGAGTACGACGGGCGAGGTGGCCGTTTATCAAGGGTCAGACCCTTCAGACGCAACTAAATGGTCTATGGTTGGCCTTTATTCCATTCAGGAGGCGATGGGGCCAAAGGCACATATCCGCGCTGGTGGTGATGTTCTTATTGCGACCAAAGCCGGTCTTATCCCGATGTCCGCCGTTGTCGCTAAAGACCCGGAGGCGCTTGGGCTTAATTCCGTGTCGTCTGATATTCTAGCATCATGGCAATCGCAAACGAATGCGTCATCGTCAGCAACGCCTTGGGAATTGATAAAGTGGCCGCGCGAGCAAATGCTTTTTGCTTCATTGCCGCACGATACTGATGATAATTATGTTGCGAACCTCAATACCGGCGCATGGGCCAAGTACACGGGCTGGGATGCACAGGCT